GTCTGTGCCGCTGTCATCGTCAGGTCAGATGATGCCCACCAGTCTGTGTTAGCGAGACGTTGGTTGCGTTCGGCTCGGAGTTGTTGCATCGGATAGGCGTTGACCAACTCGTTGTACTTTGCGTCAAATTCTTCTTTCGTTGGCTTAGTTACACCGTCTTGAATGACAATGGCGTGTTCCCAACACATACGCTGATCGTTTGGAATCTTGTTTCCATCTGAATCAACCTTTGCCCATCCATACCAGTTAGGAGTGTCAGGACGCAGTGCCTTCAGAGCCTGTTGTACAAAATCTGGTTGCATCTTAGGTGTCTCCTAGGCGAATAAAAGTCAAGCCTGTATATGTAGTTCCGGTATCTCCATTAGCTTGAGCCGAAGTTTGAGAAGCCGCCGCTAATCTAAATTTATGCGTTGTTGTAGATGTGACATCAAAAATAATTGACCCGTACATACCACCATAATCATTTGAGGATTGCCCGCCGTCGATGATAGCTGAAGCAGTAAGCCATGTTGAATTATCGGTTGTGGTTTGTATATAACCTTCAAAAAAAGCATTAGTTCCGCCACTTGCCCGATAATAAATTTGGCATTGTATCAACCAATGTCCGGTAGAAGGAAAAGTAAACACACCTGACGCTTCACTCATTCCTGTACCAATTTTACCAAATCCGGCTGTATCCACTCTTTCCCAGTTTGCATCTAAAACTAAGAAAGATGTGATGCCCGTAGCGGTTGCGGCCAGTCGCCAAGCGTCTGCTTCAGTAATTCCATTCGCAAAACCAGAGAACAGCTTCGCCGCAGTCACTGCACCGTCATCAATGTCCGCAGTGGCGATCCCATCACCAAAGTTCGCTATGTCTCGTGCTCGGGTCATGCCTCATCTCCTTGTAATGCAGTTGGCACTACAGCTTTCAATTCATCTGGTGTAGTCGCCGCCGCAATTGCAGGATCATCTGTCGCATCACGCAAGGCTTGCTTCTTCGCCGCAATGGTTGCCTGTAACTCTGTGTCGCCCTGTTCAACTGCTCGCATGAACTCCACGTCCAGTGCGGCTAGCTTAGGGTTACGTTCTGCACGGATCATGTCTTTCTTTATGTCTCGTGCCTTGTCCATATTGACAGTAATCATTCTGCTGTCTCCGGTGCTACATAATCTGGATGCTGTGGGTCAGTGATAAACATATCGTGTTCGCCACCAGTGCCATCAGTCAGGTCAGCTTCGTCCACTTCCCACGCATTACGGAATGTGCGATCCGATGGAATGTCATCGGCTGAGACGATCTTGTATGGTTTTCCTGCCGGTACGTCTTTCTCTGCGATTTCTTGGATGGTGTGAGACTTCAAACATTCCTCTGTCGGAATCAGAATACTAACTTCACTATCAATTTCACTGTCTTGGTTTTTGTAAATAATACAGTTCATGTTTTTCTCCTAGCGGAATACTGCAACACTGACACGGTTTCTATCGACTTTTGTTCCAGTAAACGTCATCACAAAAATCTGAATTGATCCAGAAAGGACTGTATCTTCCCTGTAAAAAACACCTGACGAATTACTTTGAGTTTCTGTTCCACCACCTTTAGTCGCATTAGCAGTTGCAGAATAATTATTATCAGGCATTGAGGTAGTAAAGTTCACCGTGTAATGTCCAGTACCGTTATCGGTAATGCTAGACACGTTTCCGCTTCCCGAAATTGAAGGTGTGGCCGCCGCTCCGTCAATCTGCACCCACGCACGACAGCCATACGCTGTGACGGCAGAGCCGTAGCCGGAGTTGAACTTGAAGTTACCCGACTGGTCAAACTCGCCCTGAGTTGTACCGTCATCGTCACGAATCTTTAATGGGTTTGTTCCGCTAGAGCCGTTCATCAGGAAGTCCCAACGGGTTGTCCCTGCCTCTTGGAACTGAAGGAGACAGTCACGATCCGTGTCAACATCAAGCGCAACATTCATCGCCCCTGCTTGGTTTGATTCAATCTTGACCGTTGTTTCCCCTGCGGCTGTTGCCAAAACGTGGAGTGGATTAGATGGACTAGCCGTCCCAATCCCTACACGATTCTCACTCGCATCAACAAACAGTGTGCCGCTGTCTACGTTAATGTCGTCAGAGAAGGCAACGACACCTGCGAATGTACCACCATTCGCCGCTGACACCGTATCCGCAACCGAGAAGATGTCATAGGCGACAATCTCAATGATGTCATCGGCCGCCGCACCGGAGGTGAGCGTGACAGATGTTAAGGTCGTGGCTGTGTAGTCCGTGCCTGCAACGAGCAACACACCATTCAAATACACATCAAGGTACTTGGAGTCTGCATAGGCGAGCGTCTGACCATTGTCATCTGCGCCACTAAACGATGTCTGGCTTGCCGTAGCGGTATAGTAATACCGATTACGAATGCCAAATCCCGGTGCTTTGCCTATGTATGCCATCTTAGCTTCCTTGTTGTTCTGCCATAGCCGCTTCAGCCTCTGCTTGACGTACAGCCGCAGTCTTTACGATGTCGTTGTCAAACGCATATGCCACAACTTCTTCACGAGTTGCAGGAACTTGGATACCGTTGTCGAGGCAGTGTTTGACTGTAATGTCTACAATCTCATCATTGGCAATTCTTGCGCGGTTGGTAAGTGCATTGTCTGCCCAGTTTTGAGGAGACACTGCCGCATACTCAAGACCTTTAAGTTGTGTATCTGTGAGTTGTACTGTGATTGATGGCATTTGTGTTTTCTCCTTAACCTACCAGTCGACCTGTAAAATAAGTGTACGGGTCACTAGCGGAACCCTGCATCACAAAGCTCGTGTTTACTTCAGTTCCAACCTCTACATAATCATTTGCTGATAACTCTATGGTTAGATTGGTATTTACTTTGAAGTAAGCGGGAAAAGTTCCACCGCCCCAACAACATACGTTTCGACTTCCATTTACCACAATTTCGGCACTAACATATGAGAGAGTTACCCCTGTTCCTGTATTCCCTAAGTTAAATGTAAACTCATATAAGCCGTCAATCGGAGCAGTAAAGCGTTTAGTAGAGGTATTGTAGTATCCACCTCTGTTGTGCAGTGTTCCCCAAGTTCCTACTATGAGATTTGTGCCACCTGGCTGAGTGGCATTGCTTGTAAGATACGCCAAGAAAGCAGGCTGATTCGGCATCGTGACACGGCCTGCAGAGTCGATGCGCATTTTTTCATCTGCAACATCGACCACGTTGGATATATTTGTTCCGTCTTTGATATTAAAAGTTATATTGCCAGACCCACCGCTTGCGCCACCGCCAACAAAAGCAATTGCGCCACCAACACCAGTGCCATTCACATCTGCTCTATTGTGAAAACCAAGAGCGGCGATACTGTCATTAGAACTGTGTGAATTATTGATTTGAACGCCAAAATCAAAAGCACTAGTGCTAGTAGATGCAGTTTGTGTTGTCAAATGACTATTTGGACTCGTTGTCCCAATCCCCACCGCATCAGCACTCGCATCAACAAACAGTGTTCCGCTGTCGATGTTCATATCACCAGTACCGGTGATCGTGGACGCATCAATGGCTACCCCCGCCGGAGGCACAATCTGCTGTACCGCAGGACCACGGTGAATCACGTAGATGTTGTTGGTTCCTGTGACAGGAGCCGCTGTGAAAGACAGCGTCGTGCCTGAGATGGTGTAAGCAGTTGTGGGTTCCTGTTGCACGTTCTCAACAAAGACTTCCACAGAGTTAGTGGTCGCAGGAATTGACAGCGTGAAGTCCGTAGTCGAGTCGTTGCCAGAGAATGTGTCTTTAGCAACCGGTGAGTAGGCTTCTGCGGGGACGTTACCTATGAAGGACATTAGGTGATCTCCAAGATTGACATAATCGCATCAATTGATGATGCAGTGTCTGACTTAACCTTAATACTATCATTGGTGACCAACACAACCTTTTGGTCTCCACCAACCACCACCAAAGAAGAACCCGCAGGAATCGGGGCATCTTTTACCATGTAGGTGTCGTTTGATCCATCGTTAAGAGTAACGTCAGCAAGGACCTGTGACGCTGTGCGGTTAGAAAGCGTCAAGCCAATAACCGTTGTCTGTGTAGAAGCACCAACCGTATATGACCCTACTGATGTGAGGGAAGTGCCGATACTCCGCGAAAGTTTTCTAGTAAAAGTGTTTGCCATGTTTTACCCCAATGCGATTGCCAGTGCGACCGCCGTTCCCGCAGGTTCAGCACCTAGATTTGTTAAAGCCGCCGATGCAGTAGACGCACCAGTTCCACCATCTGCAACAGCCAAGTCAGTGATGCCCGTTACACTACCGCCTGTAATACTAGCATTACTCATAGATAAGTTGTCACTAATACTTACAACCGCCGCACCAGAGCCTGCTCCATCACAATAAACAATCGCTGTTTGCCCGTTTACTACGGTGACATTACTGCCACTACCTTGAGTAACTGTAATATCACGGCCACCAGACAACCCGTTTTCAAACAAGAAAAACACAGAAGAAGTGTTAGGACCAACAGTAAGAGTAACCGTGCCGCCTAAATCCCCGCCATCTACAAACTTAATGGCGCGGAACATGCCATCTTCTACATTGCTTGCACCGGAACTAGGTGAGCTAGGGCGTACATCAAGTGTGGAAGTAGTGCTAGAAAGGGTAACAGACTTATAGCCTGCCAAGCGATCAAAAATGTCAAAGTTAAAGTTGGTGGTATCCCCCCAACTACCTGACTGTTCACCCGTGGCGGGTTTTTCTATCGCTAAGTTTGTAGTAAAGGTACTTGGCATTTATCACTCCTACGCCGCAATTTCGTCCCAATTAGGTGTTTGCGATGGTGTTACAGAAGACCAACCTGGACTCTGCGCGGGTGATATACCAGACCAGTTAGGGTTCTGGTTTGGATCTATCTGACTCCAAACGAACACCGTACCAGTTTGACCCGTGGCTGAAACTCCTGTTGGAAGAACAGTGGCCTCAGCAACTACCGTCACAGTACCAGTTTGACCTGTTGTTGACAATCCCGTTGTTGGAACATTAGCATCACCGCTAATCGTTGCCGTTCCTATTTCTCCAGTTGCAACCGCTCCTGTTGGGAATACATTGGCATCTGCCGTTGTAGTGATAGTGCCTACGTCAGCCGTGGCAGACTCACCGGTAACGCTGACATTGGCATCAGCATTGATTGTAACAGAGCCTACTAAGCCAGTGGCATCTATTCCTGTGGCTGGGACGTTTGCATCGGCAATAATATCAACAGAACCGATCGACGCTGTAAGCGCGGGACTAGTAACATTAACATTCGCGTCAGCAGAAACGAGAACACTGCCTACATTACCTGTGGCAGTAATTCCTGTAGCAGGAGCATTGGCATCTGCTGATACATCAACAGAGCCTGCAGAACCTGTTGCGGCAGAACCAGTAGCTGAAACATTAGCTGTTCCCGTAACGGAAACGGAGCCTGTCGCGCCTGTGCCTACTTGTCCTGTAACAGAGGTATTAGCATCAGCGGAGACAGTAACTGAGCCAACACCTGTTGTCGCGGCAATACCCGTTGTAGGAACATTAGCGGCGGCATCAACAGTGACACTGCCAACATTACCAGTAGCTGAAACACCAGTGAGTACAACAGGAACGCCTTCGTTCCATGCACCTTCACTCCATGTGCCTCTACCCCATCCAGTAATGTTCGCCATAACGGGTTACTCCCGTTAAGCTATTCGAATAATAGCGTTAGAAGCGTCAGCAGTTGGGAACTGGATAGTAAAATCACCTGCTGTTGATGTTTTATCACTGCCAAAGTCGAGGACAATCACTGAATCTGTAGTGCCTGATCCACCACCTGTTGTGGTGTTATAGATCAACGCACCGCGAGCAGTAATAGTAGCCGTGGTAAATGTCTCATCCGCAAAATCGGTAAACGCTGTCGTGCTACTTGTAGTCGGGTTGACGTTGGTCAGTGCTTGACCACCTGCTGAGTAACCTGTACCACTAACTTCATTAGAAGTTGTATAATCGGTTGTAGAAGCACCTAAAGTTGCGGAGCTTGTATACAACGCGACATTAAAAGTGTGGCCTGATGTACGGAAATCGTGCTGTCCTTCAAGCAACTCTTGCTTGAAAGAAGTACACATTGCTTGTGTAATTGCCATATCAAAGTCTCCTTATGAGTTCGGCGAGTTCTGGTTGACCTGCATCCTTGAGGGCGTTATATACAGTAGTTCTGTCACTACGAATAGCCTCCCTCATATAAAAAGCAACCACTTTTTCAATGTGAGCTTTGAAAGCGTTTGCCTGATCTCGGATTCCTGGATGAGCAGAATCTGAGACAGATACAATCTTGCGAACACAACGTTCAGCAACTTCTTCAGGCGTAAAACCACGCCCTTCTGTTGTTTCAACAACCACAAAGGGTTCTTGTGGAACTTCTAGTTTTAACTCAAACATTAAGTTCTTGGCCTTTCTGGTAATCCACGACGGTAAGCATCAGCGTTTTCACGCGCCTCCGCCAAGTCTTTAATGCGACCAATAGCCTCTATAAACCGACCATTGTACAGATCCATCAGATCTTTTTCGCCTTTCATAAAAGTATATGCTTCAACAAGACTTCCGTACAGCATAGCGTTAGGAGCATTTTCACTCAGCCATGTAGTACCTGAACCACCTGCCGCAGTCAAGCTAGATGGGCGATAATAGTAGTGTAGCTCTACCGCATAATCTGCATCTGGTGTAGGTGCAACAATAAAGTTGGTCGTGTCAAACCGCGCATAGTATCTAGGTACACCTGTGACGGTTGCATCAGGAGCAAACTCTTGGCAAAAGTTCACGTCTTTCTGCAATAAGAACTGCTTGTCGCCAGACACCGTAATAGACAAACTAAAAGAAGCCAGATAGTCCGCAGGACAGTTAAGATACTGATTACCTGTGGTCATGGTAGCTGTCTGGTTACGGCGGAAATACTCTAGATCAACCGTAGTAAAAATACGTTGTTCGGCAGACTGAATAAAATTATTTAGGTTGTTTACAAACGTGGTCTCTGTATTCTCACAGTAGTCTTGTATCGCCTGTTTTAATTCGGTCAAGGTATAGCTCATGAGATCACCACTGTAACTAGCCCTACCTGCGTGATCGCTTGTAATGGCTTACTTTCATTAAACACATTTTCGCCAACAGCCACAACCATTGGCTCAACTCTAGCAGGGCGTGGGTCATACAACGCCTGAGGCTCAAACGGTGGTGGGCTAGGCTCTAGCTGAGGGTGCTTTGGTTCGTAGCACTCTTGGCAAACCCTTAAACCGTTCCATTCTTTGCGTAGTTCTAGGTAGCGGTACTCAAAACCGCAACGGTCGCATATCGCAAGTGAATGTTTCCCGATCGCATACTTCATGAGATAAACGTGTAATAGTCCCTACTTGGTGTAAGGCTCAAGCTCGCACGGTCACGGTCTTCTGCCGCCGCCCGCTCAAACTCTTCTTCGTACACCGCCTTCAAAATTTGGATACGATCTGGTGCTTTTTTCATCGCCAGATAATACGCCAACCCCGCCGCAAGACAGGGATAAAAGCGAAAAGGCAGATCCAAGGTGTTAGTTTGAACATCAGCGTCGTCCATACGCACAAGTCTGTCGTACACTAAAGTGTACGTCGTCGCACTGTCTGGAGTAGGCCATAACTTGATTTCTGGGTTAATCTGCCGATCCATATAATATTGTGTAGGACGAGCCTGTGTGTTTTTGCTAGGGATATTGATATAAGCGTCCCTACTCACACGAGTCAAAATAATGTCTGACTGGTTAGACTGTCCCGCATTTGTACGAATAACCGCACTCAACACATCAATCGTATCTGCACCCAAGGCATAATTTGCTGTACCCGCAGTGAGTGCCGTTGATGTTTGCTCGATTGTCCAACGGTTTAAACCTCGGTTAGCCCAGTCTGCCAAAAGCAGGTTAAGCGACCTCTTTGCGGTTTTAAGGTCGTAACCAGTACGCACCTCAGAGCCGCAACGCTCAAACGCTTCCTCGATGTAGTCAGCTACATCAAGTTCAAAATCTTTAGAGCCAGAAGTCGCCATGAATTAACCCCTTATGAGCAAGGTCCTTTGACCATTTTGCCACCGTTTTTCATTTTCTTACGCGCTGAGCCACCATAAGACATTTTCTTACGACCCATCATCATACCGCCGCCCATTTTCTTTGCGCGACCTTTGTTTTCTTTCATTTCGTCCATTTCTTTCATATTCTTCATGATTTTGCACTCCGCTTTTTGGGTTTCATAATATGTGCATCAACTTTAGCGGCTTTACCACCAGTTAGTACACTGTTTACTCGCGCCATTGCCCATTGGTTTGGCGTAGTCCCTGGACGATGCCCAGTCTTGTATGCCGCAAGCCCTTTACGATAAACCTGAGCCAATTGACCCGCAGTTACCTTTTTGCCCTTTTTACGAGCGGCTTCGGCCTTGTTTGCTAGAGCTTTCTTTACGCTTTCACTTAGTGCCATCAAGCTCTCCCATACGTTTTCTTAAACTTCTTGGTGTACTTAGACTCTTTAGTCTTGCGTCTTTTTCCGCTCGCCGTAAAGTCTGTTTTGAACTTATACGCCGAAGGGTCGTCATCTTTTTTCTTACGGTTACGCTCAATCTCTTTTTTACGCTTGGCCTTTTCCGCAGGACTTAATCCTGCTAGGTATTTTGCAGGAACTTTGGCTTTTTTCCTCTTAGTAGAGGGTGCTTTAGTCACCTGCTTGCGTGTTTGAGATCGAGTAATCGCCATTACTTACTACCAATATGTGAAATAATTTCAACTAAATTATCACTACTAAGAACACCTGCAAGCACGAGCGCACCCGCCAACATCCACTTAGCTTGGAAAACAGCTTTTTTGACATCTGTCATATCACTGTGCAACTCATCTACTTTGCTCATGATGTGCTTTTGTTGTGTTTTCCACTCTGTAAACTCAATTTCCAGATCATGTAAGTCTTTATCGGCCATGAATTTCACCTCACCATGCCTTACAAGACCAGTACCGCGCACTGAACTTATCTTTAGCGGTTGAGCAGTTGTGCCTAGCCCTAAACGACTTACGTCTCGCGGGCTGATCTTTTTTAATAGACATATTAGGGTCACCAAACCGAACGAGCTTGACTTGGTCGCCTTTTTTAGCAAGGACTGCTGACTTCTTGGGACCGTTTGGAGTACGCTTGGGTTTATTATAGCCACTGAAAGTTTCTCCCCTGTACTGTAACTTCCCGCTAGGCGTCCGCTTTACGTTTTTTGTTGAAGCCATTAGGGCGTCTCCTGTACAAGATAGCCTTCGCCAAAAATACCTATTTCCGCTGTAGTGCTATTAACTTTAGCTTGAAACTCCAAAGTTGTTTTTTCTGGAACCTTGAACGGAAGAATTCTGTGTACGTCCATTCTTTGCGCGAAAGTTGTTTCTGCGACATTAAAAATACGACCGTCACTGAAAGTGTTTTTATTTAAAAAAGTAACATACTTACTTGCGCCAGTAGCCGTGGCGGAAAAAGCATCAATGCGAGCTAGATAAAAACTGTGTCCTGCCGGAACTGTAAAAATAGCCGCTTGATTGCGGCCTGTACCCGCAGTAATCTGCGCGTAAACAACAGTAGAAATTTTAGCTGTGACGTTTCCAACGCAATTTCCAGACACCGTGATAAAATCATTTATTGCTTTAAAGCTATTAGTTGTAGTAACCGTGGTAGTTCCGTTAAGACTAATGTTTTCAGCAATCACATTGTAATTTGCGTCTAAACCAATTATGCGAACAACTTGCGACGTATCACCCGCTGAGCTACTAGCTACGTCTAGCTGTGACGCTGTACTAATTAGAGGCAGTGCATTTGTGTTAGCAAGTTCCCAAGGTGTTCTGTAGTCAGTACCTATCGCCGCGTTAAACCCAAATATATTCCTAACAGAATGATAAGAAATTTGACCACGGGCAACTTGAAGCTCAAACGGCTCTGATGTACCTACCCTTGAGATAGAACTTACTTCACGAGCCATTTGAGTCTCCTATTAGTTATAGAACACTGTCATCGCCGTAATGTTAGTAAAGGCAGAAACATAAATGTCTTCTACACGAATACCTTCAGCGGGAATATTGACAGAGTGGGAGTCGGATGCAAGGAAATCTAAATCCAAAACAGTAGCCCCGCCATTACCATCTGTGATAGTAAGGCGAGGTGAACCTGTCGTGGTTAGAACCTGTATCTGACGAATACGCGCAGGACCAACAGCGGCAGAGCCAGTGGCAGTCAAACGCTTAGAACGAACATCAGATCCGGCCATTACAACCTCCTATTAAGCGTCAGCAAACGGAGTAGCAATCGTTCCAGAACCAATAAGGACGCCTTGAACCATGTACTCTGCAGTAGCAATAGCTGTGACATCAACGTAAGAGTTTTTATCACCGCCTGTAGTGCTACCATTCATGCTGATTACATCATTAGTGGCGGCTGGTTGGAAGGCTTTCAGTGTACCGTCGTTTACAGCAACAATAACAGAGCCAACAAACTTATCTGTGCCGTCTGTTTTGATGTCTAGGTCAGTAGCATCAGTTCCAATAAAGAACCTGTATGTTGCACCGATTTCATCTGATTTAATTGTGGGAAGCGTTACTGCACCGTCTGCATCATTGATTTCAATGACTTTACCAGCGTGAGCGGCAACTGTAAGGGTAGTTTCTGCTGTAATGTCTACAACAGAGCCTGATCCTGCATTGAACATACCCGCTTGGGATACGATCGGACCTGAAAAGGTTGTGCGAGCCATTTGCATCTCCTGTCTTGGCTAGTGTCAGCCGCACCATGCGACTGTCAGGGACAGCTTTACTGTACTCAAAAAAGAAGGGAGGCACAAGCCTCCCTTCCACATCGTTTCACGTGAAACGATTATGCTCCTGGAGAGCCGAACACACAACGTGGGTCAGACACACCGAAGCTGTAACGCTCACGAGCTTTGTAGCGAACGTTGCCTGTTTCGAAGTCGCCTTCCATAGACGTCTTGATTGGGCTACGAACAAAATGCTTAAAGCCGTTAGGCGCATCAGTCTTGATGAAGAACGCATCTGGGTCTGTCAAGAAGTGGTTAACGACGTAACCATCTGGAAGCATACCCATGTTGCGTAGTGCGTTGACATCATTGTCTGCTGTAGACGGACGCAGATTAGAAGCCATCAAACGTTCAGCAACAAACTGAAGCGCAGGTGGGATAATCAGCTTACGCCCTTGCAGAGCAATTTTCAGACCACGCTCATCAATGAACGCCGCGATGTCAATCAACGACTGCTCAAGTGATGTTTCGTTCAAGTCTGCCGCAGTTGACAGCTCATTGCGGAAGTTACCGCCGCCCACAGTTGGGTGGTCAGTAGCACACAGCTCTTTACCATCGCCGATAGCAAAGTTGCTATCAAATGCGTTGTTAAGAACAGATGCCGCCTTAACTTGCTTAGTGTTCGCCATTGAACGAGCCAATGCACGAGTGTAGCGAGAGCTGAGTCGGTCGTAAAGGTTGTCCTCTACCGCCTCTTCAGTAATCGCAAACGCTAGTGCAATAGTTTCGTGCGTATAGCGTGAAGTGAACGCTTCGTTTGCAGAGTCATAAGTGACTGCCGCGCCTTCACCCTTAACAGGTGCTTGACCGAAGCCTGCAAGCATTACTTCCTCTTCGAATGCACGATCCGAAGTTTCAGTCTCAAAGATTTCAGCATGCTCATTGTCATACCGATCGTACTCCATACCGAAGAGAGCGTTGAGTCCTGGCTCAAGTTCTTTCAGGAGTTGGGAGCGAGTAATAGCCATTTCCTATCTCCTTACACACCTGCACCAGTACCGTTAGCACCGTAACGATAGAAGTGGTTGTTAATCATAACAATCGCCAAACGACCTGCCACAGTTGCGTCATCGTTAGAAGGAGAATCTTCATAACCGACAATACGCAAGTTTAGCGTGTTCGTTGTGTTTACAGTTGATACAGCCAGTTCAGCAGATGACTTACCAGTCGTTGCATCACCAGAAGTAGCAGTTGCAAAGTTAGCGTTTGCGTTAATCGCTGAATCAGCGGCGGCGGCGTTACAGTTGATCAAGAAGAGTTGATCAGGGTGTGCCGCAACCAAGGCTGTTGCCTCAGTTCCTGACTTTACGCTTGAAGTTCCAGGCCACTTGTTAGTGAACGTTGGAGTACCATCAAGTGCAATGTAGTTACAACCGATGAAAGCACCCAGTAGAGGTACAGTACCGCCTGCGGCGGCTCCCACGATGTCAACCATACCATTGGCTAGAGGGATAACAGGACTACCTTCGTAAATAACACTGGAAGTACCCGCTGTCGCGCTAGTCTGGATTTTGAAGGTCATGACACCATTAGTGTTTGCACCTGCACCGAGCATTTTGTATGGACGAAGTCCAAAAGCGGCATCAAGATTTGCCATAGCTCAGATCCTTTTTAGTTATCGCCGGAACCATTTCCGCCGAAAGTTACACGAGACTGCCTTTCAGGTTTGCTGATAGGCATAGACGGATGTTGCTCCCTCATGAGATCATTATCTACAGCGGTCATTTGGTCAGCCGTTTGCTGACGGAAATGTGATGTGCGCTGAGAACGAGTCTCTTCAGGGAATCTAGCAAGTACCAGACCTCCAACCCCAATCACTCCGGCATGTTTGCCGTCCTGAACAGTAGGGGCTTCAAAATCAGGGTACTCATCAGCGCGAACAAGTTCAAAGCCTTCGCGGAGGCGGGCAGAAAGGTTTTTCTTATCGTCAACACCCATGATAGATTCACGGATCCAACGATGAACGTACCCCTCTGGAGCAGGTGGAGCGTCCAGTGTAGACGGTGGTCGCCACGGTTTAGCGCGGCTTGTTTTTTCCCTTGATTGGGTAGAGCGTGGGCTTCTATCGGTCATGTAACCTTCCTCACGAATTTTGCATGCGAGCGACTTGCTTCGCATATTGTTCTAAACTTACCCCAAGTTTATTCGCAATAGCAACTTGAGATTTTGATAATTTTACCTTACCTGAGCTATTTTTGCTCGAATTACGAGTTGCTCCGGCAACGGCAGGACCACTTCTAGTCGCCCTTGATGCTGAGGAATCAGCAAACTTATGCGGAAACTCAACACGCATTCTGCGGTCTAGCTCGGCATAGTATTCATCGCTAGTTGTGTCGAACCCTTCGTTCTCTGCCAACTGCTTATGGATACTAAACGCGGTAAGTGTCATAGGCTCGTTTTGCCCAAACCACTCATTCCGCTCTGCCCAAGCCTCAGCTTTCGGGTCTGGTTGCGGTTGTTGTGGCTGTTGGACTTGCTGTTGAACCTGAGGCTGTACAGGCTGTTGTGCCTGCTGTTCACGTTGAGACTTGATGTAGTTAAGACGCTGTGTTTCTGTCGCGATCTGAGCGAGCTGACGTTGCGCTTCTACCTGACCATCAACATCACCACGATCAATAGCGTCACGCAACTGGTTACGCAATGCTTGCTCTTGGTATGTGATACGTCCTTCAAACTCAGTTACAAAAGAGTTGTCTAGAGTAGTTGTCCGTGTGTTTGCTTCTTCGAGCTGTCTGTGTACGGACTTAGCGTATTCCAACGCGGCTTGCTCACGACGTTCAGCTTCCCGCATTTTTGCAGTGAGCTTACTAATACGTTTCTGGACGCCTTCGCCATAATTTTCTAGCTCGTCGTCTCCGGAGGCTTTGGCGGGTTCTAGAGAGTCGGATTCTCCGGAAGCTGATGCTTCCTGTGATTCCGTATCCCCGTCTTCCTCGACTTCAACCTCGATCTCGTTTTCAGTTTCCTGATCCTCGAGTTGGTTTTTTACTTCTTCTGGCATGGTGCTCTCTCCATGTTATAGATGCAAGATATCATCTGGGCTACCGATGCGAGCAAGTACCTCGTCATCGTTGAGGAGCCGAACTTCCCCACCCTCAATCTTGAAACGACTTCCGGCATATCGGCCGAAGATAACCCAATCGCCTTCTTTACACCAAGGCTCGGCATCTTCTCCGAATTTATTTGGGTCTTGGTACGCAAGCGGACCAACCCGTAATACATATCCGCAGACAGTAGCCACTTGCTCACGCTCACGGGCTTCGTCTGGTAGTAAGATTCCGCCTTCAGTCTTTTTCCGTCCTTGAAACGGCAACAATAAAAGTCGCCATCCCGTTGGTTGCGGTAATCGATCAACAGCGGATTCTGGTAATTTGCTTGGGTCTAGGTAACGCTCTTCAGGGGCTACATACGCCTCTTCTAAAATACCCTTTTTGCCCTTTGATTCTGGTTGTTCTTTTTTCGCCCGTTCTTCGGCGATATAATCAGGTACGAGTAATGTTTTAGTCATCTGTATCAGACACCTTGTTTAGCAGGTCTTTAAGATCCTGTTCAGTTTGAGCAAGCTCCCCGAGTCTAGCTCGGAGTTCCTTGAAGGCGGTAAAGTCTGCAACAGGACCATAACAGATAGCTTCTGTTACTGACTTTTGCCGTTCCCTGACATTCTTAAGCATGTTTTCATAAATGTAAAGGTCATTCATCACACTAACTCAAAATGTGGTGCATCAATAAAAGGGCGTTTTCCTTCAGCGCGGCGAGTATCTACATAGAAGTTCATCGCTTCTTCCATTGTTCCCTCCCACTCACGAACATCATTTATATTCCAAGCCGCACCCCAACGGATAGCAACGCCCTGCTCAGAGGCCGCTTGTTGAACAGCCTCAGCAATATTGTCGTACACACTAAGTTCCCAACAACCACGACCGCCGACATAAGCCATCAAATCTACCGCTCTGCCTTCAATGTGCTTTGACTTCATCGTCTTAGACGCTCCCTTCTCCACCAGAGCGCGTTGTTCTTCTTCGGTACGCAACCCACAGATTACCCCGAAATCGGTGTCTGTGAGCTCTATGGCGCGTTTGACGACGTTTACCAGACGCTCGTCTACACCTTCTAACTTATCTAGGCTACGTTGTGATAGTTTAAAACTCATTTTGTCAGTCCTTTCATTTTCTCAAAGCTACGCATACCACCTAAACCGAGCATGCCCAATAGAACTGTCATCAGCGAGTCCATGTCAAACGACGGTAGAGCAGGGATATCCACTCCTGCAACTGTAACAGCAAACATAATAAGAGGATTGGCAACAAAGTGATAAGCGAGAGCAATACCACAAGTCCAACCAATAAATGGACGCCACCCCGCCACAAAAATGCTCCGATGTTGAGCTTCTGCTTTATTGACTTCAACCTGTGCCATAGCCGCTTCATGAGCGGCTTTTTCGGCCATCGTCGCAATCTCATGAGCCATTGCATTTTTAGCGTCTTTGTCCTCGATAAACTTATCAAGTATTCCAGTTACGGGTCCTATTAAAGCCTGTAGCATAGCTTACCCCACAATCCAAGCTGTAATGAAAGACAATGATGACACTGTAAGTATCAACTGCAAATCGATCGGTTTTAACATGTTGCTTTTCCTTTACCTGAACACTTCAACTGAGCCTTCTTTTACTTTCTTAGGCACACAGTAAGCGTCTACTTTACGCTTTGTCCAATAGTTGTATCTCCATTTGCCTACTCTAGCGGCAAAATAATTGCATCGATTGATGTCGTACCAATATGAAGTGTCTTGAGGCTGTGGTTTCCCATCCAAGACAACCATCAGCGCGAACACCAAAATCAACTAACTCTCCTTTCTGGCCTTTAGCGCACTAGCTCCGAAAAACGCTGACACCAAAACAGAAATCGACACAAAGTAAGTTGGTGCGATATCTGCAATCAATTCAGCCGCTTTGCCCATAGACATTACATCGGCCATAAAAATACCAAACGGATACAGTAAGAGCCCAAACAAAGCAAACCACGCCATACGACGTTGAGCATCACGCTGTGCATCATCATCCATCATTCTACGACGACGGTCTTCAAGCATGATTTCACGTTCTTCTGGGTCTAACTTCCCATTACCATTCATGTCGTACTTTTGCATTTCTTCCGTCATTATTTTACCCCACGGAACTTAATGCCTGTCAGAGCTTGACCACGCCCACGAGAAATCTTTTCTTTGGCTTCACGAGTAGCCGTATCAGTACGCGCATTCAGCACCGTTCTATAGCCTTCTTCGCAGGCTTGGCAGGTTTGACCTTTTTTACCGTTCATGACTACTCCTTAAAACAGTTTGGTGTAGGACAGCAAGCCACCTATCCCACTTTTAGTCCCATACGTCCCTTTAGCAGAAAGCTCACCGCCTAGACCAAATGGGTCTTGTACAGAATATGTACCGGAAATACTTGGGTTATTTGGGTTTAGACTGCCGCCTAATGTGAGATCTCCTGGACCAATACTAAAAGTCCTTGCCGCATCTACTTTATCTCGTATGTCAGCGTACTGATCTTTTACTTGATCATACATAGACTGCCCAAACCCAAGTGCGCCTGTTGGGGCATTGTAGTTGAGATTGCCAATCGCAGATCCTATCGGGTCTCTCGCCGCCTCGATATCAGCCAATGACCCGTAACTGGTAGTAGCACCCAACCCACCAATACCAGATTGAGACAGAGTGGTAGGCATCCCTACTCCGGTTGCGTCCATGGTGTAACTAGCAGTGGGCGCGGCCGATTGTCCTACTTTAGTGGCAAACGCATCAGCCCCTGGATAATCGTATCCATAACTAGGTGCAGGAGACTTACTAACAACCCCCACATTGGAGGAAGTAGGAGCAGGAGCATCGTCAGGACGGTTAGTAGACTTAGACTGATTGAAATTATATGTGTTTTTAGGTTTTGAATCAACTTGTGGCTTATTCGACCCACCGCCACCGCCGCCTCCGCCGCCGCCGCCAAAGCAATACTTTAATTCTTCAAACTGATCATAATCGCATGGTTGCTCTTCCCAACCAAACAAATCGTCTCTAAACTTGCGTCTGTTGTAGAATCTCATGTCACCATCCAACCTAATCTATTTTGTTCAGTGCGGAAGATCCGCGCTTTTACTCCTCTACCCCACCAAGAACGAGCCATTTTACGGATCTCCTTAGCGCACTGTTTGCACGAGCCATAGGGCGCGGCATAATCTATAACCCAAAGCCTACCGTATTGATACTCAAAATCTAAAGCATTTAGACTTGAAGGATTATCTATGTACTTACGCTCCCTGTCTGGAGGCAAGTATGTCCAAGTAATCATGCACTCCGGTTGGCCTTCTACATACACTACATGTAATCGGTCATTGAGCCAAGGACCGATGATGTAATCAGCGATCTTCTGCTCTCCCCATTCAGCGTGATATTCGGAGTCACATAAAACTTGGAACGCATCGATCAGCACACGTCCATCAGGCACAGTTATCTACCTTGCTGACGTTGCAGAGCAATCTGCGCCCGCATGTTGGCAATATCTTCTGTAGACTGAATACGCTCTCTGGCGATATCTGCGTTTTGCGCCGCCCGTTGTGCATCCAACTGAAGTTTTTGCTGATCGCTTTGTTGATCCATCTGCATTTCTTGCTCGCGCAGTGCCAACTCTTGTTGCTTGATCTGTACAAGCGGGTCTTGCTGTGGCTGTGGCGGCATTTGCTGTTGATACTGTTGAATCAACTGTGCCTGTAGCTGAGCAATCATCTTGGCATGTTCTTCTGGTGGTTGTTGCTGTGCTTGTGGGTTTTGCGCCATCTGTTGATCGTGCAATACCTGAGCCTTCATACCGATATGCTCATAGATGTGTTTTTCTAGCGTCATGAGTACCGCAGGTTGCATCTGTGCAACTTTGGACTGCATGTAAGCAAGGTGTACCGCCATGTGAGCATCGTGGTCTTGCTCTGGGAACGCCTGCATTTTGCCCTGACCTGCCGCCGCTTGGCTTGCAAACTGGTTCTCAGAAGAGGGATCCATCGGCTGTGGTACAGGTGCAGGTTTCAATAGCCCTTCAATATTGTTCACACCCAAGGCTTCGTACACGCGGCGATACGCCTCGTGAATGTTGTGTAACTCAGGTGCGGCTTGTGCGAGTTTGAGTTGCTCTTGGGCTAACACCACCCTTTGCGACATGCTGAAGATGTTGGGGTCACTGACGGGCAAAATGTCCACCCGATCGTCAAAGTCTTGCGGCTTAATCTGTTGGTCAGTTCCGACCTGATAAGGGTAAGGTGTAGGGTCTTGAGCAAACAGCTCTGCGAGCATCTTAAGTTCTTGCTTGAGGCTCGCATGCAACCGTTTATGCACTGCACTGACGATCCGAGCTCCGCGCTCAAGGAGTGCAATAGTTGTTCCAACTGGCATTTCCTGTCTGCCATCGCCCACGCCCATATCTGTTGTGCCAATAAAGCGTTGAGCAGATTCAATAACAAAGCCCATCAACTGCATTAGCGTTGCACTAGGCTCTTTGTACGGTAGGGGCATCAACGAAGTTCGTAAATCACCACCAGGAACGTCAACATCCCTAAACTCTCCTGGTTGGAGAGGATTTTGGTCATCTGCAATGCGTAAACCACGCGCTTTGAAGCCCGCAGGCATGTTACTGAGTGTTCCGGCGTCAATTAGCTGACGCAGGTTGGCAGTAGCAGTCCGGCTGAGGTTACCAAGCAGGTGGATAAGTCCAAAACCGTAAAAACCGAGTCCTGGAGTGAACTTGTAGTGGACAAAATGAGGTATTTTGTTCTTTAATGGGTCATCCGCACGGAAATTACGGCGGATTGACAATACTTCTTGGCTCTCAGAGCTGACAGTGACGATATACGGTAGCTTAATACCTGTTTCTTCGCCTTCTGCGTCTAAATCTGGGTACTCCATCAAGTCCAAATAGCAATGGCACTCGTATAACGTCGTTTCTTCGTCACTACCTGTGCTTTCACGACCCTCGAGCTTGTCATAAGCCTCTTGGATTTCGCTCTCAGCCGACTCTTCATCAGCTTGGACGTCAACATCTTTGTAAAAACCGCTAACTTGGAGCTTTCTGAGCTCGTTTGTTGACATTTTAAGGACGTGAGTGATGCGTTCCGCGCTTTTTAGGTCAGTTGCAGTGTACGGTGCAACAATATCTTCGGCAGGAACGAACTTGCTCACAGGTCTTGCGAGCGTATCATCACGGTAAACCTTCTTAAATGCGCTACCTGCAAGTCCCAAGTAGTACAACATCTGGTCAAACTCAGGCTCGTACTCCTCCATGCGGTACATGATCATGTAGTTCATGTAATCTTGGACGCGTTGTGCCTGTTTTTCGAGCTCTGGAGACGCTACCCCTACGATATTTGCGCGTACTGGACCCTTACTAGGGAGCATCTCTTTGTACGCACCCGCTTGGAATTGAGTCACAGCCTCATTCAATACGGGGTGAATGACGCCTGTTGCGCCATCAAACGGTTCGGTACGGGCTTCGTACTTCAAACCGAGCAAATCTAGACCTTTAGTGTAGGTTTCTACCCAATCTTCGCGGCTTGACTTATCTTCTTCAACGCTATCGAGGACATAAGTAGCTACGCCCGCAAGCGTATCATCACTGACATACTCAGCAAGGTTGTCATAAAAATCATCTGGCTCAACACCAAACTCTGTTTCTTCTTCACCGAAGGTGATTTCTGCCCCACCTTCGCCATCTTCTTCTATCTCTACCGAAATATCATCGTCCAAAAACTGTTGTTCTTGTTCGCGGAGCATTTCTTCTTCAAGACTGAAAGTGTCGTTAGGAGCTTGCAGGAGACTGCGATCTACATTGCTTGGGCGGGGTTGCATAGCCATTAGTAATAAATCCTTTGCACAGGTACGGCTTCATCATCTTCGTAGTCTTCCGGATGCTGAATAAAACCACCCTCTCTAAATCTACGAAGGGCTTGCGTCACCGTATCTACGAAGTCGTCATTTTCGCCTGCCGGAAACGCCGCGCACTCTTCGATAACTTCTTCTGCCCATCGGGTATCTGGAGCCCATACTAACCCAGATTCCATAATCGGCGCAATTGAATTTACGCGAGTGAACTTGTCGTTGCCACGAGACGGGCTGTAGTTGGTTACTGGTATACCCATATTGCGGAGTTCTTGCGTGAGCGGCATACCACTAGCCTTAGCTTCTATCAACACGCATTCCGGATCCCAATACTTGTATTCATCTAGCGCAATGCGCCGCAGTTCAGGAAAGTCCCACCTTCCGCGTTTAGCATCAACAAGAATAATGTTCGGCGGACCACCCTCCTCAGGGTAAAACACGCCCCAAGTAGTAATCGCGCTATAGTCGGCAGACTCTTTTTTACTGTAAGCGGTATCGTAACTCTGCATAATGTATTCTAGCGGCGGGATATCATCTTTATCCCATGTTTGCCACCAATCACGCTTGAGTATAGCAGACTGTTCACTGGTTGGGTTTTGTTGCCATTGGGCTTCCCACTTACCGACGGACAAACTACCCTTAACGGCAAGCAAATCTTTCTTGTTCCAAAACTCAGGCCATAGTGGTTCATCGCTTTCGGGCATGATCGCCGGAAACTCGACCACTTCCCACTGGTCGGCCAGTACATCTCTAGCCTGTTGGCGGAGCAACTTCCCTGTTAGATCATTCTCCGCCCACCGCGTCATGATAATGACAATCGCGCCTCCTGGCTGTAAGCGTTGGCGGGGACCCGAGGTATACCATTCGTAAGCATGCTCAAGCGCAGTAGGACTCAGCGCATCTTGCTCGGAATGCGGATCATCGATAATCAACAAATCCGCACCACGTCCGGTCACCGCACCACCGACACCCGCCGCAAAGTATTCGCCGCCCTTACTTGTCTCCCATCGACCTGCGGCCTGACTATCCGCACGGAGCTCCACGTTTTCAAACACCTTGGTATACTCAGACGAGTTCATCAAGTTACGCACTTTACGGCCGAACCGGAATGCAAGTTCAGCGGTGTGCGTTGTCTGCATAATCTTCAATGTTGGGCGTCGCCCCATCAACCACGCAGGTAACAAGTAACTACCAAACTCACTCTTTGTATGTCGCGGCGGCATATTCACAATCAATCGCTTGAGCTCGCCTCGCGCTATCCGGTTAAACTTTTCCGCCATAATCGCATGGTGGCGTCCACTAATGAACTCAGGCCAAACCGTCTTACAGAACTCCATAAAGTCCTCTTTACTCGATTCAGCCTGCTGTATCTCTTGCGCTCTATCCAATAAATGCGCGTACTTACGCAACTGGTCTTCTGGGATTAACCCTACATCCACGGTTCGTCGCTCCGTCTATTTCATTCTAGTGCAAGGTAACATTGCCCACACCCATGACAACACACTCACCCAAATCTGGACAAAATCCCACAATCAAAAAAGGGACTTTATCATCGGGTAACTCCGCAGGAACAATGGAACGTGGTTCGTCTTTCCACAACTCGCGCCACTCGTCCACAGTTACAAGATCAAATGAATCAGGGTCAATCGTCATAATTGCACAATATATCGAAAATTTTTCTAGGGCAATGAACCTATGAGCATTCTACTGTATTAGGGGGGTGGGGGTCTCGGCTTTTGATCGAGTACAGTTCACTATCGAAAAATGTAAAAAGTCACTCGAAGATTTGTGCAAAACTTAGTTAAACCTAACGATTTAACTATGAGAGGTCTCTCGCGGGGGACGCACGAAAAAAGCCCGCACGGTGGCGGGCTTAGGGGGGTGCGGGGGACCCGAGCCCCCCGCTGTGTGCCAGTTACTTGGCGGTTGGTTGGACGACGAGGCGAACGTAACCTGTACCCCACACAGAGGAGCTAGTGCTGTAACCCCCGTTGAGCAGTGCATGTAAGCAGACAGGCTTCTTACTGCTGTGACCCAGAGGCTTCGCCTTGCTAAGAACTACGCTGAGGCGACGGTCACCTTCCACCCCGTGTAGCATCCAGTTCTGGATGGTTTCGCGGACGCCGCCGCGCTTGCCGTTATAACCGAACGGTACAGGCGCGTCGCTGTCCAACTCAACATTGGCAAGCGGTTCAATAACAACATTGTGCAGGTTGCCGCCCGCATGTTGCTGAACGAATGCCCAGATGTCTTCGTAGCTGACCTCTGCGTCTGTGCGCTTGAGTTCAACAACCTGAGTGGCAGTTTTTGCAGTTGCCGCTGACTTCTTTACTGTTGCCATTTTAATACTCCTTTCTACGAGTTATTTGGCTGTTCCCCTTTGGAACAATTTCAGAATACCACAATAGTGAATTAGTGCAAGCACTTTTTGAACTTTTTTATCAACTATTTTTAATGACGACCAGGTCGTCATTTTTGGTGCGTCGCACAACGACGAGACGAGACGAGACGAGAGGATGATTGATAATTATTATAACGCCTAGTACGAATATATAGGAGAAGGATCTCGGACACAGGCTCTTCCTCTTCTAGGATGGGACGGTGTTTCCCAAGGAATGGGATGCCGCGAGGATGATTGATAATAATAAACAGGGGACAAAAAGAAGGGGCGATTAACGCCCCAACATAAAGATTAGACAGGCAATAGCCAGTAGCGCGATGAACAGGCTCATGAATAGTAAGGCCGCTCGGTAGGGAAACTGCGACCCGTGTGCTCTTCAATGTAGATTTCGATGTCGTCCGCACCCCATTCGCCGCCGACCATTAGGTAGTCGTCGTCGCCGTTACCATCTGGATCCGCACCATCGTGTGGACCGTGACCCATGCTGTAACCTTTGAGATTGCCGTTGTACTTGGAGCGATTAACGCGGTCACGTTTAGCCCAAGCATCTTCAACCTTGGAGTAGCCACCCTCAGAACCGAGGAACTGTCCGGTTGAGTAATACCAACCACCTTCCTCAGGACCACCATACTCACGAGCTGTGCGATAGACGTTTACATAGAACATGATTAACTCTCCTTTCTACGAGTTATTAACAATGCACCTATATAGTAACAAACCACAGTTATTGAGCAACTCTTTAATTGTCCGAGGGGGAGGCGTCATCATCATTCATCATCAAACGACAAGCCCGAGGAAGATTGACGAGGATGATTGATAAAGAGGCCTAATAGTATGTAGACACATACTATTGAGAATCTCGCAATCAAAATCATTCTTCTTCTCGGAATGGGATGGGAAGAAAGGGAGGCCGTGGCCTCCCTCCCCGAGATGGTTAGCCTTGGACGACTAACTTGATGTAAGGAGTCATCCAGTATTTGGATGACGGTGAGTATCCGCCGTGCATTAGAGCGTGGAGGCAGACAGGCTTCTTGCGCGAATGTCCAAGAGGCGCGGCCTTATTTAAGACAGCCTTTAGGGACATGTCGCCGTCAACGCCACGGAGCATCCAGTCCTGTATGGTTTGGCGGACGCCTCCTGTTTTGCCGCCGTATCCAAATGGTACGGGAGCCGCGTCGTCTAGGTCGACATTGTCAAGAGGCACGATTTTCACGTTAGCCTCATTACCTCCCGCGTGGTTCTGGACAAATGCCCAGATTTCCTCGTAAGAGATTTCCTTGTCACCGACCACGAGTTCCGCGGACTTGACAGTGGCTTTAGCGCGAGGCGCAGACTTTTGAGTTTTTACGTTTGACATTTTGTTCTCCTTTCTACGAGTCTATGTCATAGTTAAGCGTTTACTTAACTATGTTCAGTATAGGGTCATTATTTGTCAATGTAAAGTCATTATTTGTCTTTATGTTTCTTTGGTTATCCTTGATTCCGGCGTCAAGAAGAGGCGTCATCATCATTCATCATCGGCGGATCTTTTGCGATCGCGCGTAGTCCCTGATCCACATATCAAGATCAATCATCATCAATCTTGTTCCTTCCTCTTCTAGAATGGGACGCGAGGACCAAGGACGATGGACAATGATTCATGAAGATTGAGGACGCGCTCCGGTGTCCTTGGACAAAGTTGGAGAAGAAAAGATTTCTTCCTCCTTTATGATGGGACGAGGATGATTGATAATGAAGTCAAGCATACCCGTCCAATCGTACGGAATCCCTGAACTCCAATCCGGGGTCAACGGTCCGTCATTCTCTGTCTGTCCCGCTAACTCCATGGCTCGTGAACCGTGAAATATATTTATAGTTCGGGAGGAAGGATGACCAACCAAGTTCCAGACGTTTCCAGAATATCCGCTATATCTTATCTGCCAAGCAATTTGGTGAGGACGGAGCGCGATGTTCTTTAGCGACTTTAACTTGTGAACCTTCATTTCAATCCAAAAAGCATGTCCGTCTTTTATCCCGTGTAGATCGGGAACTCCAGGACTAGCCCAGGACTCAAGGCGTGTCCAAAACACGCCCTGATCCTTGGTTGCATCGCGGAGTTTATTCCAGAGTGTTGACTCAGGTTTGGCTCCCATTAGTCGTGTGACTCCCCTACTTCAATCAGCTCACGGTGTGCCTTGCAATCAGCGCATGGCTCCTTTTCGCTTTGATCATAAACAGATGCGTAGTTGTTACCGAGCATCGGCATCCCACAAAGTGTCTCGTGCTGACCGCTCATTGAGAAGTGCTGTTGCCCGAGCCGCTTAGTCCACTCATTAAAATTAGTAGTCACAGCACCACTCCTCTGGGTAATCACTAAACAGCATGCCGACCTTAGTCTGTATCATAGCGTTTTCATCAACGACCTTGGAATCACACGGTGTGTCCTTGCCATGGAAGAGGTTGCACCCGAGGGTCTTGAACTTTTTAGCCGCCTCCATGTAAGTGAGGTTTTGACCCCAGTCTTGCATTTCGTGGAAGCTGTCGTTATCCCACGGCTCACCACAATGTGGACAATGTACATCTATCATTCTAGTTCTCCTTTCTACGAGACGTAGCTCTTTTGCTACTGTTACCAGTATGCACCCAGACGCAAACAACGATAAGTCTTTTGTTCTCAGTCTATTTCCAGATCTACTTCGTCATGATCAATTATCAGATTTCCCTCTTGGACTGCTTGCAGAGCAGGAAACTCTTGCTGAAGTCTAGCGATTTCTTTCATGACCTCATCACGGTTCATCTGGTCAATGCGTCCATGAAGGATTTCTTTACGATCAATGTAGATCCCTGCGGCTTGGCCTCGTGACTTTTCAGCCGCGACTGCGGCAGGATAGTTGCCGTTCTGGATTGCCAGATCTCGAATCTCAGCGAGTTTCTTTACATGACCTTCAAAGCTCACCTCATACTTACGGGCGAGTTCTTGCTTCAACTCCCTGATCCTTTCTACGACATGGGGGTATCGCTGACCATTCAGTAACTGGGACGCAATCGCATGGGCGGACTTCTCACTGTATCCGGCACGGATGGCGGCTTCCGTCTGGGAGATGTCTTCACAGACATAGATTCTACAAAACTCCTCTTGCTTTGGAGTGATAGATTTTTCTGTGCGTGGATTAGCGACGACATCAATCGCGGGCTTGTGAGTTGCTTTTGGCAGAGCCATTTCTAAACCTCTTCCTCTTCTATGATGGGATACTTTACATAATAGGGCAGAATTCAAATCGTGATAAATTCAAATTTAAGGTCGTTTGAGATCGCGCGTACTGAGAAAGTTACTTGATATATCGGACTCAACTACCCCAGATACTGGATAAGTGTTTGATAAACCTACTGATAGTAAGATATCGATATATCGGACAATGTTAAAAAACAAATTATCTGTTATCCATCTTTTGGTACTATTAAGCAAAGTATCTATTGAACCTCGTTCGACGGTCAAAGTTCCCTGCCTACCCTACCCCTACCAGTTGTTATTTTGATAGTCGAGCGGCGTCGAGAAGTACTCAAATGGGGTCTATGGCAGGTGCAAAAAGAACCCCGAACCATGTAGCGTGGATCGGGGTCAAGCAGTCAGGAGTGACTGATCAATGTCCGAGATTAAGGGAACCTCAAGCCAACCCTAACATATCTTTGACAGATTGCCACAATTTTCCAAAGAAAGATTGAGGTGGTGCAGGAGGAGAAAGGAGGGAATTGTAAGCGTCTCCGGCTTTGGATCGAGTATCCTTATCATCTTTGTTATTGAACGCCTCTACTGGAATGAGCAGTTTGGGTCTCTTCTTATATAATATGTATTCCACTTGGCTCTTAGTGAGCTTGTATCGCTTGGCGATTTCTTTGTGTGTACCGAGCTTCATCACCGCGTCACTGTGGACGTCGGCAATAAGTTGGTCACTGAACTTTTTACGCGCTGATGCCATGAGCTTTTTCCTCTGTCGATCGGATTTGTTGGATTTTCTCAGCTCGCCGCTTGCCCTGAAGGGTCAACGCATAGAGCTTAGGAGTTTGGCGCGGGTGTTCTGGATTAGTTCCAATCCACCCACTCTTTAACATCGCATGGATCTGCTTGGCAGGATCCTGCAATGGTAAATCAGCAAAGTCACAGGAGCGCATCCACTCCCTCTTACGGAGCATCCGTACAAGGATCTCGGCACTAGCCGACCAAGGCAAGAGACGAGTGCCTTTACCAGAACGCCTCTCGGAATGGCGGTCAACAGGCGCAATCGGCACATCCAACACATCCAAGCCGAGGTCTAAGGGCTTTTTAATCTGGTCGCGGATGATGTGCGCCAATGGCTCCGGATTCTTGCGCGGGCGTCCTGGTCCACGGCGGACAAGCTGAACGGGGATCTCTTTTGGTTCGGTATCAACAGGGCGGACTGGGCGACCTGCCTGCTTCATCAACCAACGGATCTGTCCCGCTAACGTACGGAACTCTTCGTTCGCCATATTCTTGAGCAACTCGTAAGTTTCTATGTCAATGGCGATAGATTTACTTGTGTTTGGATTTGGCATTTTTCCTGCTCCTTTCTTGCATCAAAGCCACTTCTCTGGCTTTGTTATTGATTGCCTGCTCCAACGACCGCTTTGCCTCAGGGTGTCTGTGACAAATAGTCGCTAACGTGAAGGCGAGTACCCCGCATCTGCGGTCATCGCCAAACACCTCGGTAGTGAAACCACGACTAATGTCGCGTTCCAAAACAAACTCACGCTCGGCGAGCGCGAGGAGCTCGGTTACAGCCCCTCGCACTAGAGCGTAGTTATCCAACTTGCGCTCCTGCATGTCTACCACCAACAGGAGTAAAGGACTGTTTCACCTTTTTCCACCGCTTTGAGCGCATGGTTAACGAACTCCATATCGTGTTCGTAGTACTCCTCCATCTGCTCTTGTTGGTATTGGTGTCCGTAGAAGAAACCACCAGGACTTTCACAATCAAGGTAGGAATCCTCGATAGTCTTCTTCAGTTCTTCAAGGTCGGACTTACTGAGTGCCATGTGGTTACAGTTGAGCTCACCTGCGTCGCGGCCTGTTTTCTTAGTCCACAACCGCTCCATAAACTCCTGCAGTCTGGAGTGTTTACGCCAGACATATTCGTTTTCACACGTCACCTCTACCATTTCCCTGTTGGTATCAGGGTCATGGGTCACTTCTTTCTGCGCGTTGACATACGCATATTGGTCAAGTCCCATTACCGTTCCTCCGCTGTAATGGTTGCACGGAAGTCAATGCGTTCATTGAGCACGTCAACAACCCTGTCACCAAGTTCGCTCTGGGTGATCAAGTCTTCATCGAGCTTATGGAGCTCGTGGTCGTCTGGATCGAAATCATCTTTACACACATAGCGGTCATCAAGGAACGAATGTATCGCTTCATGAACATCGGTGTCATATTCAAGGTCGTGTAATAAATCACGGGAGGTAAGGCCACGATCGGCAGTTGCTACCTCGAGCTGTTTTTCAAGAGCCTTCACTTTAGTGTCGAGGTCATCAACCAAACGCACTATCGCGCTCAGGCTAGTGCCTAAGTTCTCTGCATCGGCAACAACGCGGCCTCGCAGTCGGAACAGTTCGGTATCAGTTTCGCGGGGAACTGCACGAGGAACTTCGTCGCGGGCAGAAATATCTGCACACAGACCAGTGCCATCGTCGTACAGGACTTTCATCGTTTGCTGACTAGCAGTGCTATCAGCAGAATTGCTAGGAACATTAGTATCCACATTTGCATCATCTCTTTCTTGCATGATGTACTCCTTTCTAGAGTGGTTGAGCAGAGGCCATTCCCCTGCTACTGTTACCAGTATATAGCCGGACAAAAATAATGATAAGTCTTATTTGTTCGGTCAGAACGGGATCTCATCATCATCTTTGTCGGTGACTTCGGGAGCGAAGGTGCGCTCAATCATTTTCCATATTCCTGAGTTTTCCACCACAGACGCACAGTATCCGTCTTCTTGGAATATGCCTGTGATCTCCCAACCTTCTGGCTCATCTTCACTTGCAGTCCATTTCTTATAATGAACCCGGACGTCAATGCACACAGGTGAATTGAAGTCCAGGACATTAATCTCAATGTTCCGCAAACCTGTCATGGTGCGGGTCATTAACTTGCCTCCTGTTTCCTTTCAAAGTGTTCACGGCTCTTACGGATGTTCCGCAGGGTGCGCTCAATCCACTCCCTGTTGGACTCGCCTTTGCCATCAGGATAATGTTCAGGCTCAATTGGCTTGATGCTCCGTTGTGTCACCAAGTACAGTCCCACAGGTATGGGATCATCGAACCCATCCAACTCCCAAGTCCAACCGCCCCACTCATTTGTGTTCATGGAGTGGCGGTTACCGTACATCACAGCGATGCACGTCTTGCTATGTGACCCGTGGTACGAGTGCGCCGCACGAATCGCGGTTATTGGATCAATGTCCCTAGCCCAACTCGCACCTAAATCTTGGCAGACAGCGTGGAACACCATGTCGTTCTCACGCGCCCAATCTACTTTATCAGTCATTTATACTTCTCCATCTACGGATTGAGGAACTGTTGGGGATGTGCTTTACTTTGAGCTCAACGCCAACACCTTTGTCTTCGGCGGCTTTCATAAACTTAGGCATGTCGCAATCTTCTTCAAGTGCGTATCTGCCATCTGTTTTGTAGGAAAACGCAGAGAAGTCAGTGGGGCTCAGCCCCACCAACTGGAGTTGGAGATGGTTGACAACAAGCCAACCATGACCAGGATCAGTGCGGTACTCAACGCGAATACTTGTCGACATTTTAATACTCCCGTGGTAAGAGCAGGATGTTGTTGACGAGGAAGAACTTCCACTCGCCAACAAACGCATCAGTAAAGGGGATCGCCTTGGGAAACAAGACGCCGCCGTTGCCATCTTCGACGCGGAGCTCGGCAGTGGTGTCCGGCTTTACGTCGAGTACAACAGTGAGGAACTCCTCTGTTTCCATAAGGTCAGCTAACTCACTAGCCACCAGATCAAGGAACCAGTACGCGCCTCCGCCCATGTGCTGAGCAAAGTATTCAACGCCCTCGGTATATTTGAGGTTGGAGTTAAGTGGGTGACGGTAAAACTCCGTCGATCCACAGAAATGTGCCAGTCCGTAATTAAAACGGTTGACAGTTTCTTCAGATTGATTAAACATGGCAATGCTCCTTTCTACGAGTGTGTGTAGCCATCAGTTTCAATACACAGCCACATCCGTTGCCAGTAGACGACAACAGCGTTATCGCAACCGATTGTGGGTTGGACTGTGCGGCGGAAAGACAAAAACGTACCGTTGTCACCTTCAAAGTGTGACCAGATACGCAGTAGTGCCTTAGATTGTGGTTTAGTCAGTTTCATGGAATGCCCTCCTTTCTACGAGAAACCATGTACCCTTATTATGCGTATAGATTTAGCGGGTGATAAGTCTTATTTGTTCTGGTTTAGTCTTCACAAAGGACAAATCCATTCGTTGTCCATTTAGCTCCAATCAAAAATCCGCAGTCAGCACATCCTATCTCGCCTTGATCGTCAGACAAGAGGTGAAAAGATCCCGATCCGCAGAGAGAACAGAGCAGAATCTCTACTTCGCGTTCTTCAACGGTCAAGTTGCTATTGCCAGAGCCACCTCTTCTCCTCTCTGGGAATGGGATGACATTGCTTCCTTCATGAATGGGGGGATCACCCGTTTTTTCCATGTACTTAGTCTCGCTTTTTCACCAATATAATACTGTTGATACGCAACTAACGCGTCGTGATGCTTGTACTCATCGGGCATTGCCTGAGCAGGTTTAGTGAACCCTCGTGCTTGCAACCCGACAGGGGGACAGCGGAGCATGGCAATAACTCGTTCACAAGCATGTACTTTTTCATAACGATAGGTGTATTCCTTGCAGAGTGCAAGACCTAGCTTCCAGAGCCAACGGTAGTTTTCAACAGACTGACCTGCCCATAAAGTACAGGGGTGTTTTTGATGAACGGCTTTGTACGGTCCAGGAACTTCGTACCGCCAATGCACGGTACTGAGCATCTGGCAGGTTTCTAGTGGCATTTTGACAACGTGTTTGTCGCAATGGTATTGGACACATGTATCGTGGTCCCAGTCAAGTATGAATATGTTCATCAATGTCCCCTTTCTTTAGAACACCTATAGTATAGCAACGCTAGTTTTGATTGACTTTTCTCTTTTCGTCGTCACGAGCCATTTGCCCAACGATTTTGGCGAACCGAGTCAGCCCTTCTAGGTTGGTAATGATCCCGTTGCCGCCAATGCGCTCCATAGTGAGCACATGAGACTCATTACTATCGTTTATGAGTCCTGCTTTCCACGCTAAATCAATAATAACGCTATTTGCCTTCATTCTCGATGTCGTCCCAGTAAGCATCGTTCACTATCGAAGCAATAATCAACGCTAACTCCTTACAATCGGACTTAACTGCTTCATCAATGAGCCATTTAGTCACTTCTGGCGACAAGTGTTGGTAGATATTTCCTTTAGAAACCCTTAGTTTCTGTAAAAGGGAAGTCACTTCTCGCTTTTGCTCTTTTAGTTTGCGTTTTTTCCTCAATCTAGCGGCTAAGTCCCAATCTATGAGATTTGTGGAATCAAGATCAATCGTAATCAGGTCGTTTGGATCCTTCATATTCTGCCTTATCTAACATAACGGTATGACAACTCCCGCAGAAAACAGAGTTTTGTTTATCTTCAGGGTAAACTCTGCCCCTTGTGGACTGCCCGCAAAAATCACACGTGACAAAGGCGTCGTAGTATGGATGATATATGCTCGGGTTTTTGATTCTTTTTGGTAGTAAGTTCATCTAAAACTCCTTTAGCGGGTAGAAACACAGGGTTCTGTGAATATTTCTGTCTTAAATAGTTCACTCCTTTGTAGAATACGTCCTCTGCAAGACCGTTACCCTGTTGCATTAGCCGATAACAGTGCAGTACAAGCTCTAGTTTATCACTAATGTCACACATCGCGTGTTCTTTCTCGTACACTTGAGTCTTTACACCGATTTTTTCTTCGTATTCTTGCTCAGCTTTGATCATTTCTGCGTTGATAGCGGGGTATCCCCACTTTGTCGTGGCAGGCATATCGCCGAGCTCAGCTTCCGCTACGTCGTGATACAGCATGTAACGTATGGCGTTACGACTACTGTCAGGCCAAAGCGTGTCTAATATCACCATCGCCCGCCAAGTGTGCGCCGCGACGTTCTGCCCGTCTGCCAACTCTGGCCGAGTGTGGTAGCGCATGACATGTCCGCCGCGCAACCGCTCATGCAGTTTCTTTATGTCTGCATTTCGCTGTGGTTGTGGTTCAGTCCTCTTGTCCATGGTTTCTCCGTAAATGTTTGTTTTGCCTCCCCCCAGTTTGGTCCAAACTCTGCATCAACCACGGAGGGAACTTGTAAGTCGACGCAAGTCTCCATAATCTCCGCGATACGCTTGGCTTGTTCCTCACTTTCTACGGAGATATCTAACTCATCATGCACCTGAATCATGGGTAGTATTCCTTCCTCCGCTAAAGCCACCATCGCGGCTTTTGTTTGGTCGGCGGCACTACCCTGAATCAGTTTATTGAGTGCCTTATATGTGAATGCCCGCTTGATAGCAGGACCATGTTCGTTGTACGCTTCTTGGTACGTCATGGGTTTCCATGAACCATAAGCATTCGGCTCCCATTTGTCAAACCTGCACCTTCTACCAAGAAGGGTTCGGATGATACCTTTACGGCTCGCACGATTAGTTGCGTACTCACTTAACTCTCGTACGAATGGGACTTTATCGTGATATGTGGCGAAGAGTTCTTGGGCATCTTCAAACTCAAGGCCAAGGCTTGCCGCCAACTTTTTAGACCCCATACCGTAGAACAGTCCAAGGTTGATGTCCTTTGCTTGCTTACGCGGGACGCCAACGATATCTGCCGCCATTTGGTGGAAGTCAGTACGGGCGTCTAGGTTGTATTGGTCTGCAAACTCTGCCGCGCCTCTGAAGCCCATCAGCTTGGCGTAATGCACCACAATACGGGGTTCTTGGCTAGAGTAGTCGAACGCGCCCCATAGAGCCCCTTCTTCCGGTATAAATAAACTGCGTATCATTGGTCCGATTTCGCCGTGCCGTGCCGGAATCTGTTGCAGGTTCGGGTTGCTGTAGCTAAATCGGCCTGTGACTGTGCCGCCATCATCACTGCGGAGTGGGTGCAGTTCCGCGTGGATACGTCCATTGATCTGGTGCTTGAGTATTGTATCCACAAAGGTTGACCGCGCCTTGTTAAACTCACGAGCCTGTACAATCATCTGCGGTACTTCGTGTGGGTGATTAGCAAGGAAGCCCTTGGTAAACGATGGTGCGTTGGTCCTCTCTGTTTTGTTGTATGGCAGTTTCAGTGCATCAAATGCTTTGGCTACACTTTCCGCCGCCCAGATCTCAACGTCTACACCTGTTTGTTTACCGATGAGGTCGAGCAGTTTTTTCTCGCGTTGTTCTAGGTCACGCTTAATCATTTCGGTACGCTCTAGGTCTACACGCACTCCACGCTCACGCATAGGAATAATTGTTTTGAGTACCTTGAGCTCCAGGTCAAAAATGTCCTGAATGTCTTCCTTAATAATTAGGGTTTGGAAATGTTTCCACAGGCGTAGGGTCAGCGCGGCATCCTGCTCTGCATACTTTCCTACATGATGGGCGGGAAGTTTGTACATCTCGCTCTTGGCATTGACACCAAACGCATCTGCGGCGGCGCGTAACTCTACTTCGCTTTTCCTGTCTTGCAGGTAATCTCGGCCAAGTGAGTTTAGCGCATAGCTGAATCGGTTCTCGTCGAGCAACGGTGCGGCGACCATTGTGTCCACGATTCTTCCATGTATCCGCACACCTTCAGCGAGCAACCACCCAACATCGTAAGGAGCGTTATGGAACACATAATTACGCTCAACCGTGCAAACATCCTGTAACCACCTCAACGTCATCTTGGGATCTAAGTTCGGACCAAGCTCGTGACGAATGGGGAAGTACCACTGTTCACCTTCTACTGCGACTGCAATCCCAATAATGTGTCCATCTTTTCTTGCCCAACCACTGCCCATCGTGGTGAGGTTGGGGTCTTTAGTCTCTAAATCTATAGCAACTTCTTTAGCACCGGACAAGTCAGGGTAGCCATCTGGCATTACCCATTCAGTCGGGGGTTGGAATAGGGGCATCTGCATTTCCTTTAACCTTCATTGGTTGGTTGCATTTACAGTGAGGCCACTTATTCTTAAGATTGCGAAAAGTGACATATCTTGTTTGTAACCCACAATCACAAACGGCTACCACTGGATGATCCAGTTTTCCATTCGCATCTGTCTTCTTTGAAGAGCTCGGGCTCGTCATCTTTGCCTTCTCCTAACCTTAGTAGCTCAGCCTCCACCAAAAGTAAGTAACGGCGGAGATCGCGTATGTCATCAATGATCCCTTCAGGACGCTCGTCATCCTGAGCGGCTTGGAATATATCATAGTGTTTACCACTAACTTGGTTCTCAAGCCTATCCCATTTGCGAGCAAGCATCATAAATGCGCCCACCCCTCCCCGTTGCTTCCAACTGTCGCCGTAGGATTGCTCGGCAACATGCAATTTATCTACGTCTGTTTCAGCCACCTGCTGAACAAGCGTAATCATTTCGCTGTACTGTGTCATTACATTCTCCGTTCTAGCCACTCGCGGCAAGCCTTACGCCATGCGCGGTCTTCTATCGTGTTGGCTACCTCGTGGGCGGCGTTTAGGTCTTTCTGTTTCCACAAGTTCCATGCCTCTAGCATGGGCGTTGCTGTTGTAGCCAGATAACTGTTGTGGAACTTACCGGAAGGTTTCTTAAACCACCGCTTGACTTCAGCGTCAAAGGTAGTGTGGTCATCTATCAGGGCGGGTGGTGTGTACTTCAGCCCGTCATCTGCGATAGTAAGGTACGGCTCGTAATCTGGTTGCATACCATCTAACTTTTTAAGTACGTCCACATACGCATGGAGGTTGTTGGAAAACTGGTAATAAGTCCCTACGCCTAGTTCCATCATGCCTGCCATGTATTCAAGCAACACGGACATGTGTACGGCGTTCGCGCCGAACGCACCCCAGATCATATCGTTGCTACGGTTGCACACTGTCATGTTAAGGTCGTCATCGCGTACCCAGAAGAATATCTGCGTATTGCAGGGGTAGTCCTTACCATCGTTATGTAGCACTAGGTCTTCCCATGGATCCCACATGCCTACAACTGCGCGGCGGTCATTTTCATACGTCATCAATCGGTGGCGGGCGGCTTCCAACTGGTCTTTGCCGAACCATTCGCGCCATCTAAAACCGTATGCCCCGTGGAAATGCTCACCATCATCGCTGTAGGTGTTG